GCGGCGCTCAATCAAAAATCGGATATCGGGCATAAGCACGCGATTGCCGATATCGCGAACCTACAAACGACGTTGGACACAAAGCAGGCAGCTCTTGGCTACGCTCCTGTCAACAGAGCGGGCGATCTTATGACCGGCAGCCTTGAAATCAGGCAGGACGAGCCGTCATTCTGGCTTCACCGGCCCAATGTGAAGCGGGGTCGGTTCGGTATCGATAACACGGGTACTCTGTTCTGGATGGACCAAAGCGGACAGGCCCACTTCTACGTGACGAGTGGTGGTGCCGTTTGGACGCAGCAATTTGGCGACCTTAACAATCGCATTGAGACGCGAGCATCCGATTACGCGACTGCCCATCGGAACTTTTGCGTCACTGACTCGCGTGCTGCTGGATACATCGAGATCGCCGTGAAAACGGGCACGACCGGTGGAGGTGATAGCCACAACGGCGGCTACTATCTTTGCAGGGCCTATAAGTCCGGCGTCGAACAGCTGACGTTCGGTAGCAGGCAGCTACAGCTCTACATTGAAAATCGTGGCTGGTTCGCTGCGTTCGCGTTCTAGCAGGAGGCAATCATGCACGACTTTGGCATACTGAGGGTGCTGATCGAGGAAATTGAAATCGACGGCTCTCAGCCCCTACGCATCTGCGTCTTTTACGATGAAAACGGAACCGAATGGCACGAGGTATTCCGCGCGCAACCGGCATTCGATTTCTATGTAGCGCTGGATGATAACGACCGTGTCGTATCGATGGAGCAAGACCCGGAGCAATCGCAGATCGCCGGCTATAGGATCATTGGGATCAGCAAGGCAGAGGTGGGCAACTTCACTCGCGGTCCAAACGGGACTGTCTACGGGATGAAGTGGAGCGGTGCGCAAATCATCAATCCGGCCGACCACATGACCATTGAAGAGAAGCGAGCAGCGATGCCGCCTCTCACGCCACGGCAGTTCCGTGATGCTCTGATTGATAACGATATCATGCCGGATCAGGTGACGGCGGCAATCAACGGTATTGCCGACCCGAAGGCACGGGCCAAGGCTCTCAACGCTTGGGAATACCCGACCATGTTTTCGCGCACGGACCAGTTGCTAGAGCAGATCGGGGCATCCTTCGATCTCACGCCAGAGGCGATTGATGTCATGTGGGCAGCGGCTGCGCAGCAATAGACGCGGCTCCCTCAGTATCCGGTTTCACGTTCTCGACATTCGATAATTCAGCCCGCCGCACCCTGGCGGGCCGCTTGCTCTTTGCCGACCAGAAAACTTGAGGCGGCGCAATCTCACCCGATCCTCTGTCATTTCCAATGGAGACCTTTATGGCCGACCTGTCCTATGCGCATGGCGTAACGCTTGCCGAAAGCGCGGAAACCCCGTCGCTTCTGCGCGTCCAGCGCAACGGCATTACCTTCGTCAACGGCACGGCACTCAATGCGGATGCCGCCGCCTTCCCCTTGAACTATCCCACCCTGATTACCTCGGAACGGGCCGCTGCGGCGCTCGGCGCGGCGGGCACGCTGTTGGAAGACGTGACCTCCGTATTTGGCGAGGGCGGTTCTTGGTGCATCGTCAACCGCGTGCCCGATAGCGCGGACCCGGCGGTGCAGCAAGCTAATCTGCTTGGCGACCCGGTTGCTCGTACCGGCCTATATGCGGCGCTGCGTGCCAAGGCGATTACCGGCTATCAGCCACGCGTCGTCATTACTGCCGGCGATACTGGCGCTTGGATCGAGGCGGGCGTTGTTTCCGTTTCGATATCGGAGCAAGGGGCAAAGCTGACGGAAGCGCCCATTGTCGAGGCGTCCGGCGGCGGTAACGATCCCGACAAGGTTCTGCCGAAGCTTGAGGCAATCATGGGCACCGGCATTGTCGATGCGGGCAAGGTGGTCGCGGTGCGCGTGGTGGAGCCGGGCAAGGCGCTTTCGCAGCCGCCGACGATTACCTTTACCGGCGGTGGCAAAGAGGCGGATAAGGTACTGCCGAAGGCGACGGCTAACGTTGGCGACGTTGCCAATCCGTTTATCTCCGCCCTAAACGTGATAACCCCAAAAATCCGGGCGAGAGCTTACATCTCCGGGCCGAATACCACCAACGCGGAAGCCGTTCGCTTCCGCCGCACGGTCAACGGCGGGCGCATCCTCATCATCGATCCGAAGACCATCAAGAACGTCAATGGTGTGCCGGTGACTAAGCCTGTCGCCGCCGTCTTCGCCGGCATTCGCGCTCGCGTCGTCGCATCCTCCGAAGGCGTATCCGGCTCCGTTTCGAACAAGATCATCCGCACGATTGACGGCGTTGCCCGCACGATCGCTTATCCCGAAGACAGCAACTATCTGAACGAAAAGCAGGTCGCCACCATCATCAACGAGCGCGGCGGCTTCCGTACGTGGGGTAGCCGTCTGGCGACGGACGATCCGCTTTGGCAGTTCGATAGCGTGCGTGCGACGGCCGACATGGTGAACGAGGCGCTTGAAGACCTCTATTTCCTCTATGTGGACCGCAAGTTCACAAAGGCCAATCTCAAGATGATGATCGAAGACGGCAACGCCGCCCTTCGCGTCTTCAAGAATAATGAGGATATCCTTGGGGGTCGCGTCTGGCTGTCTGACATCAATGAGCCGACCACGCTCGCCGATGGCAAGCTTTTCCTCGACGTGGAATTCGAGCCGGTCGGCCTCATGGAGCAAATCCACGTCACTACCCACCGCAACATTCTCTACTACCGGCTTCTGCTGGACGAGGTGAATGGCGCAATCGAAACCGGCCCGCTCTCGCTCGCCGCCTGATAAGGAACGCCCGACATGGCAGAAAAGACCCTACCTAGCCGCATCCTGCGCGACTGCATGATGTGGGCCGACCGTACGAGCAAGCTCGGGCAGATCGGCGATATCACCGTGCCCGTGCCGGAAGCCAAGCGCGAAGACGTGCGCAATGCCGGCATGATCAAAGCCCGCAAGGTCCATCTCGGCTACGAGGCTCCGGAATTCAAGTTCAAGATGCCGGGCCTCGACCCGCAGATTTTGAAGCTCTTCGGTCTCAAGCCGGGCGTCGATACGCCGTTCATGATTACCGGGGCGCACGTCGATGAAGACGGCACGACGCATAGCGCCGTGCTGACTATTCGCGGCAAGATGTACAAGCCGGATCACGGCACTTGGAAGACCGGCGACCTTGCCGAGAACGACTATGCCGTTGACGTGAACTACTACAAGCTCGAAATCGACGGCGAGGAAATCTACGAGATGGACGATTTTGATTTCAAGGTCGGCGGCGTCTCGCAGTACGGCGATATCCGCAACGCGCTGCTGCTCTAGCAGCTAGGGACGCCCTGCCACTCAAATCAACCCATCCAATCCGGCCCGCTTCGCGCGGGCCATTTTTATCGAGGCTATCATGACCGAAGTTGTCACCCATACCCTTCTTTCGCCAGTAAAGCATGGCGAGCTAACGATTACCGAGCTGACGTTCCGTGAAGCGGAAGTTGGAGACTTCATGGCGGCAGATCACGTCAAAGGCGAGTTTTCTGGCAACGTCGCCGTGCTGGCGTCGATCTCGGATACTCCGCTGCCCGCCTTCAAAAAGATCAAAGCTAAGGATTTCAGCATCATCCTTGCCAAAACCAAGGACCTCTTGGGAAACGAAGGGAAGAACACGACTGGCGAATAGTCGCCGTCTTCGTTGCCCGTTACACCCATACATCGCTCGACGTAATCGAGCGGTGGTCACCTGAAAAACTGCTTGCTTACTTTGCGTCTGCCCGCGAACTGCGGGAGGCACTTGGGGATACGCCATGACCACTCTTCAAAGTACCCTGCGCGTCTCGCTTCTGGACGATGTGACGGCCCGCGCCAAGCATATCACACGGGCGCTGGACGGCCTTCGGGCGCAACAGCGGGCGACCTTCGCACCTATCCGCAGCATGGTCGGGCAGGCCGTTGCGTTCGGTGCCGGCTATCTCGGCGTGCGTGAGGGATTGCGGGCAACGGCGGGTGAGGCGATCAAATTCGAGTCCGCCTTTGCCGATGTCAAAAAGGTGGTCGATGCGTCGAGCGAGAAATTCGAGAACATGCGTCGAAACATCCGGCGCATGTCCGGCGAAATCCCTATGTCCGCGAATAACATCGCCGCTCTCTACGCCGCCGCCGGCGAGTCCGGTATCGCGACGCAGGATTTGCAGAGCTTTGCCGAGATGGCATCTCGCGTCGGCATCGCCTTTGACATCACGGCGGAAAAGGCCGGCTCTAGCCTGGCTAAGCTGAAAACACAGTTCGGCTTGACGGTTGCCGAGACCGGCGACCTTGCCGATGTCATGAATCACCTGTCCAACAACATGGCTAGCAAGGCGTCGGAAATTACGGATTTCATGCTGCGCGTCGGCGCGCTCGGCAAGATCGCTGGTTTTACGAAAGAGCAGGTTGCCGGCATCGGCAGCGCCATGATCGCTGCCGGCGCGGAGCCGGAAGTCGCCGCGACCGCAATGCAGAACGTGACGAAGGCTCTCACGCGCGGCGCATCCGCGAAGAAAGGCCAGCGGGACGCGGCGGCGCGGCTTGGGCTTAATTTACCGCAGATCGCTAAGCAGATGCAGAAGGATGCGCCCGGCGCTCTGAAAAAGGTTCTCGCGGCCATCGCCAAAGCTCCGAAGGACCAACAGATTTCCATCGTCTCTGACTTTTTCGGAGACGAGGCCAAGGCGTTCATTCCGCTGCTCGGCAATGTCAAGTTGCTGGACGATGCGCTTGCGAGTGTCAGCGACCGCACGAAGTATGCCGGCTCTGCCATGAACGAATATAAGCAGCGCGCTAGCACCACCGGTAATGCGCTGGAGCTTTTGGGCAACAAGGTATCCAACATCTTTTGGGAGGTTGGCGACAGCATGTTGCCTTCGATCCGCGAAGGCGCGCAGGCGATCAGCGACGTTTTGGATACGCTTGGAAGCCGGGCGACGATCTTCGATCAGATCAAAGTCGGTGCGAAAGGCTTCGCCCAAGGGTTTGGCTATGATGGCGGTATTCGCGAGATGGTCAACGACATCAGCGACCTGATGCTTGGCAAGGTCGATCCGAACGCCGGCGAAAACCTTGGCCGCTTTTTCATGAAGGCGAGGGAATGGGGTGCATCTGTTCGCGAGTTGACCACGGCAATTCGCGAAAACCCTATCGCCCAGTTCCTCGGGCAGATGTCGGGTTATGGGCTGAAACTGGTCATGTGGGGGGCGGGTATCGCCTTCCTCGCCGGCACGGTTCGTAAGCTCGCGAGTGCGATGTTTCTGCTATCCGGGGCGAGCACTCTGGTCGGTGCCCTCAAAACCATCGGCGCTAT